AGATCCCAAGATGAAATTAATTGTCCGAGCTCAAATCGGAGACAACTCCAGTTATGATTTCCATACGCAAATCATCGTTGATGGTTTATTGAAGCGTGGATGGGAGTTATGCCTGATACCGTATAATGATGACGCGTGGACTCGCATTATCCCGAAGCGATATGACCGGATACTAGCCAGGCAACCACAATTTGATGCTCCTACGCTAATCATCCATCCGCCCAAGCAGCATCCAGACGATCCCCAGCGAACAATTTACTCCACCATGTGGGAAACTACCCGCATACCGCAAAATTGGGTTGGCAATCTCAATCGCTGCAAAGCGCTTATTATCCCAACCATGGCAAACATGCTGGCACTATCCGGCCAGGGAGTTACGGCCCCAATGCACAAAGTCGAGTTTGGGGTCGATACCGATGCATTTCAGCCCAGGGAGTTTCCTGTTCGCAAACATCTGGTATTCGGTACGTCTGGAATAACCAGGCATGGGTGGCCTCGCAAAGGATTTGACGAGTGCGTCGAAGCGTTCACCAGAGCATTTCCCACGGGGAGAGAAAAAGTTGAGCTTCACTGCAAAGCATACCCGAAAGATCCACTCCCAGGATTCACTGATGACCGAATAGTAATCGACCAGGGCGAGTTTCCAAAAGACAAGCTCGCCGATTGGTATGCATCTCTGGATGTTTATCTATGTATGAGCCGAGGAGAGGGATGGGGACTCATGCCTCACGAAGCTGCTGCCATGGGGCGCCCAAGTATTCTGCCCATGTTCTTTGGTTTCTCTGAATACATGCAGGCGGACTATGACCTGGTCCCGGCAACTCATTATTACGAGGGTAACGGTGCATGGGCGGAACCGGATGTGGATCATGCCGCGCAAATCATGCGACACATTTACAACAACCAGGACGAGTTAATGGCTAAAAGCAAAGCCTCTGCAAAAAGAGCCCGGGAGTATTCGTATGCGCGTATGGTTGATGGTTACGCAAACGTGATTGAAAAGTATTTTCCAAAGAGCGATGGATATTAAAGAACTCTGCAAGAAAATCAGCTCAGTAGCTGAACAGGACACCTGGATTCCCGAGGAGGAATACAGTGTATTTAACCAGTGGGATAAAGAGTATTACTGCTCTCAACGAGAGGAATTCACTCACAAATATCGTGTCTTCAAAGCGATCTCGTCAGTGCTGCAACCCGCCAGTATCACTGAGCTTGGGACGCATGGCGGATCCAGTGCGGACGCTTACTTATCAGGAGTAAATTACAATGCAAGTTACACCGGGTATGACTCGTTTGGAGTTGCCCATGATAAAGACGGCAACCCATGGGAACCCGCTGACCGTTGCAAGCTACTATTCCAAGCACGTAAATTCGATCGCTACAATTTGGTTCAGTGCGATCTTCGTAACGAAGCCAAAGTCGAGAGCGGAGATTTAGCTATAGTCGACGCTGGTCACGATTACAGGAACTGTTACCAGGATATCATGCTCTGCTACCGCTCGGGTGCTCGATACATTCATGTGGATGATTACCCTGGTTACAAAAATGAAGTCCAATTTGCCGTGGAGGACTTTGCAAAGAATTACAGCAATCGTGTCAGTGGCTTTGACTACATCCACACAATATCTGGATCCGCGTTAATTGAAATAAGCAATGAAGTTTAGATCAGGCACATGGGATGAAGACATTTATAACCTCGTTTACGGTGAAAACGAGTATCGAGTAAACCGGTTTGCCGGTAAAATTGTCGTAGATGTTGGGGCGCACATTGGATCGTTTTCTCGACTGGCCGCTGATAACGGTGCAACCAGCGTTTATGCATTCGAGCCCAATCCGGAGAGCTACAGGCTGTTGGTCGAAAACGTCCAGGGAACTCAAATAAAACCATACAACATGGCTATTCATTGCAACTCTGGACTGCTCGTAAAATCAATCCCGAGCCTCGAGGAAACTAACACGGGAGGTAGCAATTGTGTTTTGAGCCCCGATGGCACGGGCACCCCAACGATATCAATGGATGACATTATTGACCTGGCAGGTTACGTGCACATTTTGAAGATGGATTGCGAGGGAGGCGAATACCCAGGTTTACTGAAATGCACAAAGCTGAATCGAGTTGATGCTATCGTTGGTGAATACCATGGCCACGCAACAGAGACCATTGACGGTTTAAAAGAACACTTGCAAGCGAACGGATTCAGCGTTGGTCTCGAGCCAACTGTCGATCCTCTGGGGCATTTTTTTGCGGTTCGTTTATGAGGACAGACTTGCCTATTCATTATTACAATCCAGAACTGACTCTGGACTGGCTGATAAACAATTGCCCTCTACAAGACTGGTATACTCGGCTGCTTGAAATTGATCACAGTGTAATCAGGTGCCCAGATGCTGAGACAGTGATAGCGGCCAGTTTGTTTAATCGGAGTTTGATCGATCATACAGGTCAGAGCAAAAACGAAAACTGGAATCAGAAATATTACAGCTCGCTTCTAAGAAACATAAAAGATCTTGATAAGTTGGGCGGGGATGTTTGCGTTGATATCTTTGTGGATCCTGAACTCAGGAGCAGAGTTACCAATGACATAAAGTCTGAACGAGTAAACTTTCATTTCATGAAGTACTCATCAATCGGTGCTACTGGAATGTTTTGGAGGTTTTTGCTTAGCGACATTATTGGTCAGAGGAAATGCTCGTCTACCATGGTCATTGATATTGATCTCAAATGGACTGACCATTTTGACTTACTCAAAAGCAACTCCCCATGCACTCCTGTCTTTTGTTCCAGGGGCGAAGATGCTCTTGTCGTATGCCCCACTACACGCTCAGAAAAATACACTTCGGTCTGCGGAGGTTTGCATACATACCCACTAGACGTTATTGGCTTTAGTATGCGAGACGCAATCGCCAGGTATTGGTTTTACGTCAACAACTTGCTTTACCTGGAACCTCAGAACGAATTCAACCGGCCGATGGTTCATCATCAATGCGGATTCGGAAACACATGGAATTTTTACGGCAACGATGAACGATTTCTGTGCAAGTTTCTGTATTACTTTTTAAAACGTAAACGCTCTCTAAATTTAGTTATGCAGAGAGTGGGGATAGAAAACCCGTTACCAGCGGAGAAAGCGGATATGGAATTCTCCAAATCCCAGGGATGTAAAGTAATTGGAGTCTGATGCCAGCACACGATAAACCTAAGAAAATTACTCAACGCCAAAAAGACGCGTTTGACCAGACGCTTGTCCACCTCGACCGATTCACCGAGGACATATTCGGGCTTAAACTTTACAAGTGGCAGCGCGATGTTCTTGGGGATCTCGATAAGCCTGGCTCCCGAGTTGCTTTAAAAGCGGCAAACGGTAGCGGCAAAACAGCCATGTGCGCGGCACCAGCGGCGCTCTGGCATGCGCTCATGTTTCCCAACTCAGTATGCGTGACAACGTCTGGCGTCTATCGCCAGGTCAAAGAGCAGTTATGGCCAACGATCAGATCACTGTCTCGTAAAGTCGAGGGGTTTGGTATCGAGATCAATCAAACAGATCTACGGATCCCCCAACTGAATTCCAGAGTGATTGGTTTTTCTACGGATGATCCTGGCCGCTTCGAGGGATTTCATGCGGACAATTTAATGGTCATCATTGATGAGTCCAAATCCGTAAAAGACTCTATCTTCGAGGCTGTTGAAAGATGCCAACCAAACCGTATGCTGGTCATGAGTTCACCGGGAGGAAACTCTGGTGAATTTTACAGGATCTTTACCCGGCACTCTGACATTTACAAGACGCATACCGTTACAAGTTTCGATTGTCCACACATTGAGAAAAGCTGGATAGATCAGCAGATCAAGCGCTGGGGAGAGGATCATCCGTTGGTGCGATCGATGATCTTTGGAGAGTTCATGGCGACGAGCGATGAGAGTCTCTTAGTCACTTATGATGCCTACCAGAAATGCTTAACGAATCCCCCTCGGCATGAAAAGACGGCACCGATCGCTGGTGTAGATTTCGCGGCTGGATCCGATGAGAACGTATTGGCAGTGCGCGAGGGAAATAAACTAACGCGCATTGTTTCCTGGGTGGATAAAGACACCATGGCCGCTGTTGGTAAATTCATTGTCGAGTTCAGAAGAGCTGGACTAAAACCGGAGGACATTTACTGCGATGAGGGCGGACTGGGTCGACCGATGGCAGACGCACTCAGGGAAGCGGGATGGGATATCAATCGGGTGAACTTCGGTGGTCGGGCCCGAGACAGTGATGCGTTTGTCAATAGGGCGGCAGAGATGTGGTACGAAACTGCTAGGCTCATTGAGAAACAGGAACTCATACTTATCGATGACGAGGTGCTTATGGCTCAGTTGACTAGTCGACGTTGTCGGGCCAATAAAGCCGGGAAGATGGAATTGGAGACTAAAGGCGAAATGAAAAGCCGAGGTCTATCCAGCCCAGATAGAGCGGATGCAGTCTGCATGGCAGTAGCCATGGGATCAGATCATGACTACATGGATACATACGTCAGGCCAAGTATTGAGGAGATGTTCGAGGGAGTTGAGATACCCGATGGATACGAGTCCACAACTCATGGGATTCATTGCGGATAAAATACGGTAAATCTATTGTTGGCGACTTTTGCGCCGACCATATGGTGGTCCGAAATGGATTACTCTGAGCTCTACAGTTTGACGGTCGAAGATCTGGCGGATCGTTCCGTTTGGGAAACCCGTCAGCAGATGTATTATGATCTCAGGCATCACGGTTTGAGACGCAAGTCCAAGCCATGGCCGGGTGCAAGCGATGCCCACTTCCCGCTTTCAGACACAATCATCAGCAACCTCAAACCGTATTACGTGCAACAATTGTTTGCCCTGGATACGGTCGCCTCATTCGTCTCTCTTAAAGATCAAAACACAGCGCTAACAACCGCAGCAGCTCAGTGGTTTGACTATAAACTCAAACAGAAATCCAATCTCCAAGATGAGATTATATCGGCCATTGACGCTATGCTCGTCAGTGGTCGAGGAATTTTAAAAACCACTTACGACTTCGATCACAAAAAGATCAAATTCGAGAGTGTCGATCCAATGCATCTGATTGTTCCCAATCAATGCAGATCACTTGAGACCGCTGATCGTTTTACCCACATTCAGCACTACACGCCCGAAAGCTATCGGCGTCAGGTTGGTTTCAATCAGGATGAAGACTTTGTAAAGACAATCACCGGAGGATACTCCTCCCAGGCAGGTGATGATACGCGTCGACAGTCTCAAACTGTCCGTGAGGGAATCACTGATGCCCATGAGAGGCAGATCATTGTCTGGGAGACATATTGTCAAAATGACGATAGTGAGTGGGAGATCTATACCTACTCACCGCAAAACCCAGATGAGCCCGTACGTCCGCCAATGCGGATACCCTATGATCACGGGTTGCCTCCATTCATATCTTTCCAATACGAGGTCAAAGACCCCGGTTGGTATTCGCCTCGAGGAGTGGTCGAGCTGGTTGCCGTATTTGAGACCGCACTCTCCAAGCTGCTTAATGAGAAGAATGACGCTATGACGCTCTATAACCGGCCTCTGTTTCGCTCTTCTCGTTCGTTGCCAAATACAAGCAACCTCCGATTTACTCCAGGTCAGATACTACCAGAAGACATTGCACCGATACCGATGCCGTCTCCGCCGATCAGTTTTGACACGCACATGGTGCTCTACCGGGACTTGGCTCAACAGCGAGTAAGCACTCCGGATTTCGGTATCTCTCAGTCCCTGGATAAACAGGAACGGCGCACGGCAACGGAAATATCCGCGATCGGTAATCTGTTCAGCCAATCCGCTGATCTTCGCATGCGAACATTCCGCATGCAGTTAAGCAAACTCTATGAACAATGCTGGTCACTGCTTAACCAGTTCGATGGATCCAGTCTGAACTATTTCTATCTCGAAACACTCGAGCAGGTTCCCCAGGCAGCGGTACATCAGGAGTATGAGATCATCCCATCCGGATCGGCTGATGGGGTAAATAAGACTTTCCATTATCAGAAAGCTCTCGGGAGATTTCAGATGTTTTCACAGGATCCGTTTGTTAATCAGCTCGAGCTTCGCAAGTCCGTTCTCGAGGCAGACGATAGCGGCCTGGTCAAACGATTACTGGTCGATCCCAACTTCAAAGCAGCCGATGCCGCCGAGGAGCAGGCAGTTGAGCTCGGTATCATGCGAATCGGATTTCCCGCTCAGGTCAAAGCCACTGACGATCATGCGGTGCACGTTCGCACGATGCTCGATTACATGGCGCTCAAGTCATCCCAGAAAGCTGAGACCGATCCGGTCGAGATACAGCGAATCCAGGAGCATCTCGGTCAGCACATGGCTATGTTCCAGGACCAGGATGGTAAAGCAGCCCAGGCTTTAGCCCAAGAAGTGGCAGAACTTTCAAATGCACTTAATCAACCTAATCAAGACACTGTGGCGCCTCAACCGAATGGTTCCCAAGACCTCCAGTCCGGTATGGACGCGGGAGGAGGCGAAACTCCTGGAACAATTTCTCAACAGCCAGTTGGGCCAGAAAATTAAAACGGTAATTTTTCAATGGATAGTTAAGCAGAGTTTAGCGTCTATTGATCGTGGGTCTACTGACGCCCAATACAATGTTGGTTATGCAGCGGGTTTTCGGGACGGCATAGGTTGTCTCGATACGTTGGTCTCGCACGGACTACTCGCGGACGATGAAGAAAAATAATGGACGAAGCAATGGATCGCGAGTCTCTTTTGAGAATGCTCGCAGGCGAAGAAGTGGAAGAGTCGCCGACTTCCGATCCGGAGAAAGAGTCTCCTACAGCGAAAGAACCAGACGCTGCCAATGATGAGGTTCAAGTCGATGATCAGACCGATAAAACGGAACCGATCGAGACAGAAGATGCCGCCGATGAGGCAGATTCCAAAACCGAAAATCGCTATGAAAAGTTACGGAAAGCGGAAGCAAGACAAGCTAAATCCTGGAAGAAAATCGAACAGGAAAAAGAGCAGCTCAAAGCGCTCAGGGAGCAGGTCGAAACGGACCGCAACGTATTAGATCAAGAGCGAGTTAAAGTCGCGGAGGAGTTATCTCAATCGGGCACTGAGCATTCGCCGGATGTTTACGATCAGGTAGCTCAGAGGTTCGAGGATGAGGGGGAGCCG